AGGTACACGATCCGGGAATCGGCTAACGGAGCACCGTCCGTAAGGACGGGTGCGGAGAGGGCCGATGGAGGAGAGTGTACGAACACGTTACTTTTTTGGTTGCAGTTTGCCTCTTTTATATAACTGTTGTTTAATATTATTTAAACTTTTTTCAGTTAAATAACCGGCATGCTTGTATTGAGTTTGTTTTTTCATTTAGCGGTTGTTTGTTTTCTATAAAGTTGATCGCCAAGAGTGTACGAATAATAACGGTTGTCTTTATCTTTTACGATAAGTTCAAAACCATCAAAATGCACAATGTGATTTTGGCCTTCTTTTAATAGATATTGTTTAAGTTGGGTGAGACTAGACCATTCTTTTGTTAGTAAAGGATCGTCAAGTTTTTGTTGAGGGCTGGGGGGTGTTGCTTCAAGAACATCACCGATAAACTTTTTTACAATATGATTAAGATCAGCACGCGTTATCATGCGTTTCTTTTTATAGAATTTTTGTCCGAGGTTCATTCGTTCTTTGTCAGTTAGTTCAATCGATATATTAGTCTTCATTTTTATTGCTCCTTGTTTTACGTTTAACTTTTGTTGGTTGAGGTTTAAGATTACGTTTTCTAATCTTCTCCATCATTTCAACATGTTCCTTCATGGTCATCATTTGCACGCTCCTTTTTCTTTTTTTCTAAAGTTGTCATAGCTTGTTGTTCAATCTGCCAAATACTTTTGATTGTCTTACGCACGTTAGGATCTTGAGTAGTGTTATAAGTTTCAACCAACGATTGTGAAATTTGTTCAGGATCAACAGTTGGGTCTTGACTAATCATATCTCCTAAAAGATCTAAAACATCTTCGTATTCTTTACTCATGTTAACCCTAATAATTGAAATTTAAGATAAGTATCTTTTGGAACTGCATACCAAGACCAAGGTCTTGCTAACTTATCTATCTGTTGATTTTCTTTGACTGATTTAGTGTGCCAATAGTCTCGTGCACTATACATGAAAGCTGTAGTCTCTTGGTCTTGGTCATACCTTTCTTGATCAAATTGCCAGTCAACATTTAATAATCTAATACCGTGCATGTTACCTGCCTTAGGACTAAAGTGTGTTACTTCAAAGCGAGACTGAGATTGAAAATGATCTACTAACAATTTATCTCCTACTTTAAAAAAAGTTTCTGGTTTAAATTGTTTAGGATTTTCTGCCATTGCACGCCATATTTTGCCTCTATGTTCTACGATAGAATGATAAGTAAGGCCTGTAATTTTATCTTCGATTAAATCTGGCCCATACAAAAGACCGTTTCTATAATAAGGCACCTTATTCAAATCACACCAACGTGACTCTGCATTATTATAGCGGTGACGGTTGTAGTGCATTTGACTTTCTCTTGTCACCTGTTTTGTTTGTGGATCTATCTTTCTGGTATAGATCGCTTTATTGTTCATCAATATTGACATTCGATTCTCCATATTCGTATGTGTCAAGAAGTCTTTTTAAATACCATTGGGCTTTTAATAAGTCTTCTTTTTGGTTTTTATATTCGTAACGCCACATATATTTAATGACGTTACCCTTTAGATAGCCTTGAAACTGTCGAGTAGTCATAGAAGCTTGAATAGCTTGTATGCACTCTATGTCTCCGGCGTTATAGTGAGATGGTTGATTTATATTATCCATAATTAAATTCCTAAAGTTAATAGTATACAACAAACAGCGTGGTATCTAGGCTTGTGCGACCCGTATAGATATATAATCTATATTGTTACTACTCAAAGTAGTGCAGTGTTTGTAGGTCACTAGCATTCCATACTCTGTCCGGAACCTTAGCGTCTATGCAGCCGGTTGTGTCAACTGTTTGTTGCATACGTTGTTCAAGATAGCAAGTAAGGTGGTATCAAGCGGTCGCTACACTGGTTGCTGCTTCTGTGCAGTTCTGAGATCTCTAGCCAACGTTGCGGTCGTTTCAGTTACTTGCTATCGAATAAGTTTTTAATAAAAGTTCTATTTGCTTCTTCGTATTTTTGAAAAGAATCGTAGGGTTTTTCACCATAAGCTGAACGTTCTTTACAATTTTCAGAATACATCTTCAAAGCAAATGATTTATAAGAATCTTCCATAATTAAATTTTACATATCTTGTAAGAATTCTTCAAACTCCCTATATAAAATATCATGACAATGTTTGTTAACTTGCCACAAATCACCGGCATGTAATTTGCTACCTTGTAATTGGAAATCAAGCTCATTGAAAAAATTATTTTCAAACCATTCTTGTTTAGCCGAATGAACATCAACAGTATTTTCAAGCACATCAGTGAGTATTTCTCTATTGATGTACGCTTTATTATCTTTGTTATCATCTAAAAACTTTTTAAAAGCTTCATGTATTAGATGTTCATTCTCTTGGCACTCTATAACATAGTCACTCATCTTACCCATCGTTTCTCCAATCAGGTTGTCTTTCTTCCCATTTACCTCGCGGTGTATGCAAAGTAAAGTTAAATATTTTTACTGGTTTAGTTGTAACCACAAGTTTGTGGTGAACCATAGTCTTCTTCATAATAAACAAAACAATAGTTGCAACTAGGCCACCGACCATAGCGGCAGCCATACCAGAAAAAGTACCATAGAAAGCAACCATCAAAGTGAGCGTAATCAAAACGTCAACGAAAATATCGTGACCAATAGCTTTACGCCCACCAATCTTAAGCGCTAGCAAAAGCAGACCGAGCGCGCTGAATATTCCTATAGCTAGCATTGTTTCTGTTCCTCCATATCAAATAAGCCATATACCCAAATTGAATGAGTTCAATTAAGATCCACAAAGCAGTAGTAACTGCTGTAACTGTTGCATTAGTCATAATCCATGATCCTCCAAATAGCAAACAAGGCAGTCGCTGTGAACAGCAACACGCCCAAAAGTACAAGAAATGTGTGAAAAGAACTTGCCACTGCAAGCAAGCCAAACATAATCACACTACCCACGAGTATAGACACGCCATACTCTTTAATATAGTTTTTAAGTTGTTTCGATAACTTCACCATAAGGTGCCTCCGTGTTGTAATTAGATACCCAGACAACTGGAAAGTGTGGTTGATCTCCAAAATCGTTTGACTCTAAATCTGTAAGATATATGAGGCAAGAGATATTAGGATGTTTTTCAGCCATCTCTGCAATTGCTGGACCAAAGCGTGTGCCACCACGCCCTTCAACAGTGACCTTCAAAGGTAACGATTCACGAGTGAATGTTTCTTCCGAAGTCACTTCTGTGTCTGCTTGCATAAAATGCACGTTATCAACATTAGCGTCAATCAACATAGCAGATATTTCACCAAGATCTTGGTTAATCTCTTCATCGGTACGAGAACCTGAAGTGTCTGTAATAACACCCACTTCCTCAATAGAAGGATTGTAAAGACTTGGCAGATACATACCATTAGCAATAAATCTACGATTAGGTTTTTGCCAACTGTAGTTTGACTTATTGTTGTTACGCAAGAACCTAGCAAGCCTTTCTTTCCAATTAACTTTTGGCGTGACAATATCTTCAAGCAACGTTTCTAAAGATCCTGGCAGTTTGCCTTGAGCTTTAGCTGCTTCTGCAGCTTGCTGAATAGCAACAGTCATCTCAGCTTCAAACTGACCTGGATTTTTATCAATAACTGCTGAACTCTGAACACATTTACCAAACGCTTCTTTGCCATTATCAGCAGGTTCTGGTGGTGGGTTCTTTTGCAATTCTGCATAGACTTCATCAGTAGACATATTTGCATACTTGTCATCAAGCAACTCTGTGTATGGCAAATGCAATCCAGCATCACGCACCACAAGATTGATGACGTAATCACCAGCTACATTCCAAAGATAATGATCACGTTCATGCAAACGTACCATGTGCATGAAAACAACGTGCATAACTTCATGAGCAAGCAGACCAACGCGTTGTTGGTCTGACATGTTCAAGAAAAACTTTGGATTGTAAAGCAGATGTTTACCATCAGTACCTGCAGTAGGTATGTCTTCTGTTTCAATTGGTTTCAATCGCAAACACAAAGTACCAAAGAAAGGT